GACACAGAAGACACAACTGCTGCCGAGCAAGAGGCTGCGTACAAGGCCAGCAAGGACGCAGAGCAAGCCAAGGCGGTACGCACCAGCCGGGATGACAAGCTGACTGAGACTGATTGGCGGTTTCGCAGTGATATGACACCTTCGCAGGCGTGGAAAGATTACTGCCAAGCCTTGCGAGACATCCCAGCACAGGCTGGATTCCCTTGGACCATAACTTGGCCTGACGCACCATGAGCGATATAGACATCCGATTGACGAGCCATGAGGCCGTTTGTGCAGAACGGTATGCACAGATCAATGCTCGGCTCAAGCGGCTGGAGGGCGTGATCATGAAGACCACGGGCGTCTTGATCGTCTCCATGTCAGCCATCGTTTACGCATCTCTGACGCTGGGCAGATGAAGTGGACTTCTTCGACGTCCTCGCAAAAGCATGGCCCATCCTGCTGGCGCTGATCACCTTGATCATCGTCTTGGCAAAGTTGGACCTGCGGGTAGCTGTTCTGGAGGACAAGATCAAAACGCTGTTTGAGATGTGGAACAGGCGGGACAAATGATTGATCCGCTAACCGCATTCGCTGTAGCTCAAGGAGCCATCAAAGGGATACAAGCTGCCATCAAGATGGGCAAGGACATCAATGGCATCAGTGGCGACTTGATGAAGTTCTTCGAGGCGAAGGACGTTATCGCCAAGGAGTCAGTCAAGAAAAAGCCAAAGGGCTTTGGCAAGAGCGATACGGCAGTGGCGTTTGAGACGGTGATGCAGCTCAAGCAGCTCCAAGACGCAGAGAACGAGCTGAAGCAGATGCTGATATGGTCAGGCAACGATGATGTCTGGAACGCACTGATGCTGGAGCGTAACCGCATGGTGGCTGAACGCAAGAAGGCAGAAGCAGAGAAGGCTCAAGCCAAGGCACTGAGGGCAGCAGAGATTAACGACATCCTGACCTTTGGCCTGTGGGCTGCATTGGCGGCTGTAGTGATTGGTTTAACTGCCTGGTTCACCTGGCAACTTGTGGGGGACACATGACGGACGATAAAGGCGCATTGATTGAAAAGGCTACATTTGCAATACTGCCACTGCTGTTTAGCTGCGTTGTGTATCTGATGTCGGCTCTGTCAAATCTCAGCCATGAAGTGACTATCCTCAATAGCAAGATCAGCTTGGTGGTAACCAGTGACAACAAGCAAGCCAGCAACAGTGGCGCTGAACTGGCAAGGGAAAAGCTAAGACAAGATTTGGAAAAAGAAATCCAAAAGAACCGAGATGACATCATGCACAACAGACAAGAGATTGCCGTGATCAACACCAAGTTGGAGAAGAAGTAATGGACTGGCTTAAACAGATTGCACCAACGATTGCCACCGCACTGGGTGGACCATTGGCAGGCATGGCGGTAAGCGCCATCTCCAAGGCCATTGGGGTTGACCCCGAGAAGGTTGGCGACATGATCAGCAGCAACAAGCTGACGGCAGATCAAATTGCAATGGTGAAGATTGCTGAGATTGAGTTGCAAAAGCAAGCGCAGGAGCTTGGCCTCAACTTTGAGAAGCTGGAGGTGGAGGATAGGAAATCCGCAAGGGATATGCAGTCAGCCACCAGGTCCATGATGCCGCCAATACTTGCTGGTGCCGTGACCTTGGGATTCTTCAGCATCATGGTAATGATGTTCTTCAACCAGATTGATTCCAACAACCCCGCCATCCTGATGATGCTGGGGTCACTCGGTACGGCTTGGACTGGCATCATTGCTTACTACTTTGGCTCCAGCGCCGGGAGCCAAGCCAAGACAGATTTACTTTCAAAGAGGTGATTATGAAACCAGGACTCTACGCAAACATCAACGCCAAGCAGGAGCGCATCAAGGCTGGCTCTAAGGAAAGGATGAACAAAGTCGGCAGCAAGGCAGCGCCTAGCGCCAAGGACTTCAAGCAAGCAGCCAAGACAGCCAAGAAGAAATGAAGACTCCAGCTTGGCAGCGTAAGGAAGGACAAAACCCCAAGGGCGGGTTGAATGCTGCTGGACGGGCGAGTCTGAAGGCGGCTGGGCAAAACATCAAGCCACCCGTCAAGTCTGGTGACAACCCTAGACGAGCCAGTTTCCTGGCGAGGATGGGCGGCAACGATGGTCCAGAGTACAAGGACGGGAAACCCACCAGGCTGCTGCTGAGTCTCAATGCTTGGGGTGCTAGCTCCAAGGCAGACGCCAAGGCCAAGGCCAAAGCAATATCAGCGAGGAACAAATGACACCACACTTCACACTTGCTGAGTTGACCTGCACCGACCACCGCAGCTTGGACAACACGCCTAACGCACAGGAGTTGCTCAACCTCAAGAAGCTGGCTGAGTTCTTGGAGACAATGAAGACAGCACTTGGCGGCAAGCCTGTGATGATCAACTCAGCCTTCCGCAGCAAGGCTGTGAATGATGCCGTAGGCAGCAAGGACACCTCGCAGCATAGGCAAGGACTAGCCTGTGATTTCAGAGTCCCTGGGATGACGCCAGACGCTGTGGTTAGGGCGCTGATTTCGGCTAAACTTCCCTTTGACCAAATCATCCGTGAATATGATTCTTGGACTCACATCAGCATTGCTGACAAGCCAAGGGGTCAGGCTCTAATTATCGACAAGCAAGGTACTAGACAGTTTGTCTGAAAGATCAATATGCTGATGCCACTCAAGATACCAGCAGGCGTTTACCGTAACGGCACTGAATACCAATCAATGGGTCGGTGGTTCGGCGCTAACTTGGTTCGGTGGTTTGAGAACACACTCAGGCCAGTTGGCGGCTGGCGCAAGAGGGCTAATGGACAGATGTCAGGCACCTGCCGAGGCATTATCAATTGGCGTGACAACAGCTCAACTCGGTGGATTGTGGCTGGCACCAACACCAAGCTGTATGTGATGAACCAAGCTGGGACGCTGAAGGAAATAACACCAACGATATTCACGCCTGGTGCAGCAGATGCGTCATTGCTAGTTGGCTATGGCTACGGCAACTATGGTGCATTTGCGTATGGTGTGGCTAGGCCAGACACTGGCGCAATCATCAACGCTGCTACTTGGTCAATGGACACATGGGGTGAGTATTGGGTCGGCTGCTGCAACTCTGACGGTCAATTGCTGGAGTGGCAGTTGGGATTCACAACGCCAACGAAAGCGGTGGCAATTGTCAATGCACCCACCAGTTGCGCGGCGGTGATGACCACCTCTGAGCGTTTCATGTTCGCCCTGGGTGCCAGCGGTAACCCTCGGCTTGTGGCTTGGTGTGATCAGGAGGACAACACCACCTGGTCACCAGCCGCCAATAACCAAGCAGGCAGCTTTGAGCTGACCACTGTCGGCTCCATCTTGGCGGGTAAGCGGGTGCGAGGCGTCAACCTGATATTCACTGACGTTGATGTCCACACCAGCAGCTACATTGGTCAGCCGTTTGTCTTCTCATTTGAGAAGGCTGGCTCTGGTTGCGGCTTGATTGGACCCCAGGCTGTAGCGGCTATTGATACAGCAGCCATCTGGATGAGTAGGTCAGGTTTCTGGATTTACGACGGTTACGTCAAGCCACTACCTTCTGACGTTGGCGACTATGTGTTCAGCAATATCAACTTGGAGCAGGCCAGCAAGGTCTACGCTGTGCATAACTCCAAGTTCGGTGAGATATGGTGGTTCTACACCAGCAGCGCCAGCATCGAGAATGACTCCTACGTCATCTATAACTACCGTGAAAACCACTGGTCAATAGGCACCTTGGCGCGTCTGGCTGGGGTTGACAAGGGCGTCTTCAACAACCCTCTCATGGTCAGTGCTGACGGTTACATCTACGAACATGAGGTGGGTTTTGCCTACGACTCACAGACAATTTACGCTGAGTCAGGTCCGGTGGAGATTGGCAATGGTGAGCAGATCATGCAGGTTCGCAAGGTGATACCTGACGAGTCCAACCTTGGGGATGTCAACATCAGCTTCAGCAGCCGTTTCTATCCAACCGACACAGAGACAACCTACGGTCCATTCACCAGCGCCAACCCAACCGACGCACGGTTCAGTGGACGCCAGGTCAAGATGAAGGTGACAGCCGATACTTTGAGTGATTGGCGGGTGGGGGTGATGCGCTTGGATGCAGTGCCAGCCGGGAAACGCTGATGTCTCTCAACGTACCGCACCCGCCTCAAGTCTATACGCCAGTCATGGAGGCGCAGCGTAACTTCCTGCTTGAAAACGCTGATAGGCTGAATCGAAAGACTAACGCTGACGTTGAAATTAGCAGCAGTAAGCTGATATTGACCTCACCAAATGGGACTAGGTACAGTGTGGTGGTGA